TTTCTTTTTCTTTTCTTAATAGTTCACCAGGATAGATATGATCTATACCAAACTCTTTTGTTATAAATTCAGCGTAAGTTGATTTACCTGAACCTGGACCACCTATTAAAATAATATTCATTAACTACCTGTGTACATTGTTCGTGGAATATCTACTAACACACCATCAAAAGCGGCTGTATATCTTCCGTTATTACTTCTTGTTTGTATTCTAACATCTATATCTGATTTTTCTGGTACAGCAAATGGTACAGTAAAATCATATTCATAACCATCTGAACCTGAAACTTCAAATGTGTGTTGTATTCTAAATGCTGTTTGACCAAAAAATCTTACATAAAAGAAACCTGAAGCGTCAGCACTTGCCTGTGAAGTACAAGCACCTTTTGTTAATAATAATTGTTTACCAGCGGGTACAGTATAAATCATCATTAAAGTTTGTGCTAAACCTACATTAATATACAATACAGTTGTTGCGCCAATTCTTACATCAATTACACCAACATTGTTTGTACCTGTTGAAATGTAACCTCTATACACTCTTAAAAATTGTTTTGTTGTACTTGCTGTACCACTACTTGATAATGTAATTGTATCTGTTTGTGGTTCGTAATTACTATCTAAACCTTCAACTGTTAAAATCTTTCCGTTATCACTAGCATTAACGGCCTGTGCTGTTAATACACTCGCACTTGAAAATGCTGACCAAGGATATAAAGTATCATTTTTATCCCAACAAGTACCTGTCGTATTAATTGACATAGCAGGAACCGCACCAAACTTATGTATTGAAGAAGCTCCTTTTATCAAGCCTCTAGCAATTTGATAATTCTGTTCGCTTATATAACCTGTGCTTGCCATTAACCTTTAACCCAATCTTTCTCAGCCGTAAAATTGGCTCTACTAAATTCTAATCTATCTACTAACTTGACAGCACCAGCCACTCTATCAACGGCCACAAATCCTTCAGGAGCTGTTACTTTATATCCTGTAGATGTTCTTAAAAAATGGCCAATACTTTGTATTTCACTTAACTTATTAACCAAATAATTTTTAGCATTCTGTAAGGTAACGTGTGAAGCAATAGCAAAATATAAGGCTTGTTTGTTTCTATTAATATAAACCATATTCTTTTTTAAAATATCCTGATATTTCTTTTTACCACTTTCTGTCTTTCTACTATCTATTTCTGCTTGTAAAACATTTTCATAATATTCACCAAACATATCTACAAGTGTTTTTACTTTAGCCATATTACCTTGTGTATTTCTTATATAGTGATTAAAAAAAGTCTTTAATCTAAAACCTACAGATAATGCATCAGACGAAGATTTGGCCATTTCATCTAACATAGAACCAGCTTTTGATAAAGATCCTTCAGCCATTCTTATTCTAGCATTAAAGGTTGATAATTCGCTTGATGTTAATTTAGCTGAGCCACTTACATCTCTATAAGCAGCGTCAGCTAAAAACACGGAAGATATTCCAGATCGACCGGAAACTGTACCAAAACCTGCTTTTAAATCTTTCATTGTTTTACCAGAGTAAGATGTATGAAATACTATACCCATTCTTGCTCTTTTAATTCTTTTACCAATATCTGAATCAATAGGTACAGCATATGTAATAGTATTAGGTGTAAAAGTTAACATATTTTCACCATCTATTTTTGCTGTTTTTAAATCTGATTTTGAAAACAAAAAGTCACCTTGTAATATACCAGATATGTTTAATTTTTTAAGTTCTCTTAATGCTATAGATAATTTGTTAGCCAATTCACCACTATGATTTCTTCTTATATCAGATGATGTATAGTTTATTTTAGGATTTACATTGAAAACGGCCTTTGTACCTACAAAAAATTCACCATTTTCTGGATTAATACCACAGACTATAGCAGGAGCTCCGTCCCATTTGACGGACATATTGACTTTACTACTGGAAGAACCAGCTAGCATATCTCTTATTGAATTAAGAAAATTAATAGCATTTTGACCACCTTTTGAACCACGATTTATTATATCGTCTTCCAGATGTTCTAAATGTGTATTTTTTTCCTTTGTAAAAAATCCTTTAAAACTAAACATTTCTCTCTCATTTTTCCCATTACTATAATCACTTGTTCCATATAAATCAATTATTTACTAATATTTATAACACTAAACACTTACCCATAAGAATTTTGGTATGCCTCCATTAGGCTCCCATACCTTGTTTTTATTCTGAAACTTCACTAATTTGTAAGCGTCTTCTTCAAAAAAGAATTGAGCAATCACATTATTATTAGGTTTTTCAATGACTTCCCATATAATATCTTTCTTATGTTTTTTCATCTTCTTTACATAAGAAAGATTTGGTTGTTCATTATTAGGCCGTCTATCACCTTTGTGAAACTTTACTTTTTGTATTCTTTTTTTTACCATTATACTTTAAAATCAGAAAACTTATCATAAGCCTGTTCAGGTGTAGGATAACTTTCCTTTTCTTTTGTTTGGTTACTATCTACTATATTTTGTGCCGTATTTTCCACGTCATATAATCTCATTTTTGCTCTATCAACACCTACAATAAATGCTCTGTTTAAACCAGGATCATTGTATCTATTCTTTAATTGTTTTACTTTCATTTGCCCTAAAGATTCTAATTCTTCATTAGACATTAAGGCAAACATAAAGTCGGCTGTCGCAGGTAGACCAAAACTTTCTGAAGTATCTTCTAAACCAATATCTGTACTTACGTAACCAGTTCTAGTTGTTTGTGTAGCAGAAAAGATAGGTAAATTAAACTCAACTGCTAGGCCTCTTAATTCTTCAGCAATTGCCTTAATATAAAAATAAGAAGATATATTACCACCTTTAAATCTGCTACTAGCACAAATATTTAAATAATCTACAAACACAACATCTGGTTTAAAACTTTTCTTTAATGATAGTTCATTAATTAATGCTCTAAAATGACCACTATGAGCTGACGCTGTTGGATATTCTTTAATGATTAATTGACCTGTTGTTTTACTTCTTAACTTGGCCATTTTATTATCATATAGTTGTTTAGGCATATCGTGTAAATCATCCATTGTAACGTCCATTAAATTGGCGTCAATTCTTTCAGCAATTCTTTCTTCAGCCATTTCTAAAGTAATGTATAATACATTTTGACCTTGTGTTAAGAAGTTAGAAGCTACGTGACACATAAACAAAGACTTACCAACACCAGTTCCTGCCAAAGCGATGTTTAGTGTTTTACTTGGTACACCACCTTTTGTAATTTTGTTAAAGAAAGACAAGTCAAAAGGATATCTTTTTTCTTTTGTATGGTACCAATCAAATCTACTTTCAGCGTCACCAATATAATCGTGTCCAATATGATTGTCAAAACTAACGGCCAATGCCTCACTTAATATGCTTGGTATTGCCTCTGGCTGTCTTTGTTTATCTTTGCCATCTAGTATCTTAATGCCAGATAATACAGCGTTATGTACTGCTCTATCTTTACAAAACTTTTCTGTTGTATCTAACAACCATTGTAAATCAGACTTTTCATCTGTAAAACTAATAACAAGTTCTTTAATTAATTTTAATTCTTCTTCATTTATATCTTTTCTACGGCCAAACTCAATTAAAATGGTTTCTTTTGTAGGTAGATTTTTATATTCTTGTACAAACTTATCTATTTCTTCGTACAATAGTTTTTCTATTCTATTTGTAAAGTAATCAGGTTTTACAAAAGGTAAAGCCTTTCTTGTAAACTCCTCATTATAAAAGAAGTTTCTTAAAATAGTTATTTCTATTCTTTCGTTATTTGTCAAAGACAACGGTGCCATCTGTTACCTGTTTTTCCAATTGTTCCATTAATATATCACCAATAAAATCTATAAAGTCTTGTGAATCAATATCTGCCTTATTAGGATTACTTACTATATCATAATCAAACTTCATAGGCAACGTTCCGTCTGGATTTTCATCTCTAGCAAATCCAACTTTGCCGTACTTATAGATAACGTTTTCAAATTTACCATCAACGATTTTTATACAAGTAAAATCGTCACCTTCTTTTTGAACAAAAACGTATCTTTTTTTATTCTTCGTCTGATCCGTAGCTGAATTTCTTTTTGGCATATTCATCAATCTTATCTAATACTTCCTTTGTAAAATATTTTTCAGGCTCATCATTGATATTTTTACCAAATACTTTAGAACCATCTGGCATTTCAAATCTAGTTGATACCTTTTTAAAGATACCAACTTCTTCGCCTAGTTCTAACAGACCGTAATACTTATCAAGTCCTTTTTTATAAGTTAGTTTGACATCTATTTGAGCATTTTCTTTTGTTAATCTACTTTTATAATTTTTACAATGTATAATATTACCAACTACTTCAGTACCGTCTTTTTCTTTTCGTTTACCTAAGTAGATGATTGATGAAGCGGCGTACTTCAAACCTGAACCGCCACCCATTTCTTTTTGTGGGAACATAGAACCAATAACATCATAAGTGTGATTGGTCATTATCATAGGTATATTTGCTTTACCTAATTTAAGTGTTAAAACTCTAAACGTTGATTTGACTATTTGTGATCTAGTCATATCTCTTGTTTCTTTACCAGCAGCCGTATCTTCCATTTCTTTTGTAGTAGATAACATACCTAAACTATCTAATACAAACATTAATGGTTTACGTTTATCTTCTGGTTGTTCTAAATATTTGTCTATAATTTTAATTGATTGATTTCTAAATTCTTGTACTGTGGCAACTGGCACAATTACCATTCTACTTGAATCAACACCTCTACCCTCAATCATCTCTTTTGAGATGGCACTTTCTGATTCAAAATAAATTACACCTGCGTCTTTGTCTGTATCTAAAAAATGTTTACAGATACCTAAAGCAAAGAAAGTTTTACCTGTTGCGGCTTCACCAGCGATTGCTGTGATTTTATTTCCAGGCATACCACCGTAAATACTACCTGATAACAAAGCATTAAAAGAATACGAGCCTGTATCAATAAAACTTGTTACGTCTGCGCTATCAACGCCTTCACTTACAAGTGTAGCGTACTCATTACCTGTTTCTTTAATTATGTCCTTTAGAAAATTGCTCATATTCCATTATCTCCTTTTCACTATATTTTAATATGTACCACTTGATGTTATCATTATAACAGAAATTCTTAATTTTGTCAAGCTCCTGTGGCTTAAAATGGTACCGTTCTACAATTTTACCCTTATTATATATCATTATTTCCATTATCGTCTTCAAAGGCCTCTTGCCACCTTTTAATATCTTTTGCCTTTAAAGCGATTCTATCACCTTTTGGCGTATCTATTTCAAAGTTAGGCATATTAGCTTCGCCTTCCCATTCAAACCTATATTTTTCATTTATAGGCACCCAACCTTTTCTTGGATTTTCATAATCTTCAGGTTTTACCCTCATCCATAACAATTCTTTCATATCATTAAGGTTGACAGGTCCAAAATCATTATATACACGACCCTCAAAAGAATCGGCCATATTAAATACAACCTCTTTATTGTATTCTACCTTTCTTTGGAAGTCCCAATAATCTTTTAATTCTTCGTAATCTTTTTTTGTTATCATCTGATTATCTGTATTTGTGCATCCGGTGACCATATTTCAAGTTCTTTCCTCAAACGATTTTCATTTTTAAGATTATTATAACGATTGGTTGCTTTCTTTTTCCACCACTCTATAATATTATTTAGGTTATGTTTGTCGTAGTTTTCATCTTTGACTATATCTGTTTCTGTACCATTTACAATATTGATATAGTTTTTAATACCATAATTACAAGCATAATATCTTTTTCTTTCTGTAAGTTTTTTAGCATTACTAATAGTTGTGTTAAAATTTTCTAAATCTGTACCATCTAAACTTCTTTTAACTAAACCAATAATAGCCATAGTAAGTTTTAGTTTTTTACTTGAAGCGTCATCTTTTACTAATTTGCCTATATTGTTTTCTACAAACTTAGCCAAATCGTGGTAGGGTTTACCGTGTATTAAAGGTATAAAGTCACTATCAGTTAAGCCTTTATATCTTAAAAATGGTTTCATACCATCATATTGGCTTGATGATTTGCTATTACCATATAAAGATGTTGTTTCAAATAAGGCCATATTCATATCATATTTAACATTCATCTTTTGTCTTACTTCGTGTGAACAACAAACAGCGGCCAATAGTTTACCACCCAAATAATTAAAACCAAATGGTTGTACAGGCACAATTACAAAACCCATAATAGAAGTTTTGTTAAATGATTTTAAATCAGGCACTTGTCCTAACATCTCATTACGAGGTTTCATATTAATTACAGGAGATGATAGTCTAATAAAACCAACTATCTTTTGTGTATTAGTTTCCATTACAACTATCTTTAAGTTCTTACCTGGAACATTTGACATATTTGTATGTGAAGAAACCATATTTAAAAGTTTATCAAATCTTTCATTAGTAATCTCTTTTATTTCAAAGTTCATTTCTTCAGGTGATATGTCACTATTAAACAAGTCTTCTTCAGGACCATCATCAAATAATGTACCAGCAGAATTATTTGTTTCTAATTGAGATAACTTTTGATCTCTCATATACTGATCTATTCTATCAAACTGACTAAAATAGTCATTGAATATATTAGCACAATATAGGGCTTGTTCTTTATTTAGGGTCTTCATCATTCCATTTTCTCAATAACCAAATAGGTATAATATACACTATTACCATAAAAATGGCAACCATTAATCCTACTCCAAACATTTCAATCATACTTCATTTCCCCAATAGTCCCAATTTTTAAATGGCTTTTTTCTAGCAAACAACTCTATGTATGGACCATCTACAAGAGCTTCAATCTCTTTGTGTAATAATGGTTTCTCGGAATGTCGACCTCTTTCCTGTACCACTAATTGTTTTACACCCATTGATTTTCTTTTTGGTTTGCCTTTAGTAGCCAACAAACACATTTCAGGATTGGCTCTAGTCCAATAACCTAAACCTGTAAAGAAACCCATTTTAGTTCGATTCGTTTTTGCCCAAGTAAATCCAACTGTCTTATACTTGAAGCCCCAGGCGTCAATAACTTTAAACGCCTGGTCTAAAAGTGGATCTACAACCCACATTAAAAGGACTGCATCGTCCTTAGCAATTCGGTCAACAGGTAACCGAATAATGTCAGCGATAGACATACAAGGATAATGTCTTTCAGGACTTTTATCCTTTCCTTTGTTACTATACGTTTTAAAATACCAAGGAGGGTCAGCATATATTACTCCATATTGTTTGTTAGTTTGAAAGTCCATAAGCCTGTATAAAATATCTAATCATTAATATTATTATTAAAAATTGAGGTATACTTAAATTAGTTCTAGCAGCCAATATGGCTCCTGTGGCAAAACCCCAATGTATAGTTATTATTAATAAAAATAAACCTGTTATCATCCAAAAAATGCCTCTAAACTGGCCTTTTCTTCGTGTTCCCAACCAATCGCCTGTAATATAAATCTCATAGGATCTAAAAATGTTTTTTCAAATTGTGTTTCATAATCAATATATTCTTTGAGTTTAAACTCTTTAGGTAGTTTAGTAATATAACTTATTACATCAAATTTAAATGGATTTGCCTCTAGTAATTTTAAAAACTTGATTTTATCACCCTCTTGTATGTAAGGGTATTTGTTTTGTAACTTAAATTGTTTTAGTTGATGATTATAAATCAAAGCACCTTTAACGTGAATAGGTGTGCCTTTAATAAACACATCATTAGCGTGTTTGTATTTTCTTAAATTATTACAACTTCTAGGAAAAGATATTTGTTCAGCCGACATTTGAAAAAACTCTTTTTTAAATTCAGAAATAAAATTGTGTAAATCAGATTGTTCTTTAGACATAATAATCTTAATGGCTTCTTTAATCTTACCTCTACAAACTTGTGGTGTTGATGACTTAACTGCTTCAATACCCATAATCTTTAATTTAGGATCAGATAGTCTAACGCCTTCTTCATCTAATACATTTAACATATATCTTTTTTTAGCTACCCATATACCTTTATTGGCAATTACTTCTCGTTTCATTACCATACAATTTTTAAAAGCATTTGTATAATCAGCCAATTCAGCAAAACATTTTTCTAAAAATGGTTCTATTCTACTATCTACAACCTTGTTTAAGAAATTACATATCTGTTCATTATCTTTACCTTCACAAGTTTTTTCTACTAACTTGTCAAGTGTTACATAAATTGAATCTGTATCAGACGCCACAATATAATCTAACTTATCGTGTGTTTTTAATATTTTATTTAAATATTCATTTACTTTACTTTCAATAAAACGAATAATAAACTGGCCTGCCGTTGTAATGGCACTTGCCTGTCTTACATCATAATATCTAAAGTATTGATTGCCTACGGCACCATAAGCACTATTGAGAGCAATCTTTCTAGCCCATTGAATATTGTGACAACGAGATATTTCTCTTACAAGTTTAGGATCTTTTGTTTTTTCATATTCTTTTTTTGCCTTTAACATTCGTTTCTTGTAAATAACTCGTTCATTGTACATTGTTTCCATCATTTCAGGTAAAAAACCTTGACCATCTGTTTTAAATAAAGCACCATTAGGTGTTATACAAGCGCCTTCAGTTTTTAAATGAGTGAGTGGTGTCCTTTGTTCTAACATTTTATTTACTGAAACGCCAGATGATTTAACTCCTATAATCTTTTCGGGAGAAATATTATACTGTATGATAATATGAGGATATAGAGAGTTAATATCAAACGACACCACCCATTTGTGTTGACCAAGTTGAGGTTCTTTTACATAAGCGCCTTCGTATTTTGTTTCTTTTAAATGTTCTTCTCTTGGAGGCACACAAATATTTTTTTTCATTAAATGGTTTGCTATCAAAGTGTCCCATACTCTAACTTGTGAAAATATATCACCATAGTTTACTTTACTTTCATAAGCAACGGTTAATGACAAGTCAATTAGGCCTAGTTTATCTTCTAGTCCATCAACAATTTCTACGTCTTGTATATTGTAATCAACAAACGATTGAAAGTCTTTAGTATACCATTCTTTAAATGTATCATATGGCATATCATCTTTACCACGGCCAAGTTCTAACTCACCGATAAAGTCAAGTTTATAACTTTCTTGTCTTTGTGGTACAAACCATTTGTATAAGTCCAAGTAATCTAAATTTGTAATACCATAAATTGTATATACGGTTTGAGGTCTACCTCTTACAACAATCTCCTCACTTTTAATTAAACCCCAAGGCGACATTTTATTGGCCACTTTATCGCCAGCAATCATTTTAATTCTATTCATCAAGTAAGGTAAGTCAAAGAATTTTGTATTCCAACCAGTAATTACATCTGGATAGTTCTTAATCCAAAACTTCATAAACTCAAATAATAACTGATTTTCATTCTTACATTGAACGTAAGTTACATCTGATCTATCAGTTTTATATTCACCTGTACCCCAAGTAATAATTTGTTTGTTAGATTGATTTTTAACTGTAATACAAAGTAATTCTTCAATAGGATTTTCCACATCAGGAAAACCATTTTCACAACTTGTTTCAATATCAAGTGTGAAGATTTTAATATGATCTTTATCCCATTTAATATCTTCAGGATATTCTTTACCAATATATTGATAATGGTATCTTTCTAATCCGTAAATAGGTGAATTTTGAGTTACAACTTCTCGTCTAAACTTACGAGCAGAGTCTATGTTTTTAAATGTGATTGGTTTTAAATATTGGCCTTGTAAATTTTTATATTCAGTTTCTTGTTGTGTTAAAGCATATAGAGTAGGACCAAAATCTAACTTTTCTTTAAAGTCTTTACCCTCGTGTATACCTCTTACAAGAAGTTTGCCTTTGTGTTCAATTACTGATTTATAAAAATTCATTATAAGTCTTTTAATAATGTAGCTATCAAACCATTATGTTTTTTAGTCAATGTAATTTGACAAGATAATCTACTTTGTTTAGGTTTAAATTCAGGTTCATATTCTAACAATTCAATTTCAGCTGTATCTGTAGGTATAGATTCATAATACCTTTCATCAATATGTACGTGACAAGTAGCACAAGCACAACTACCAGAACAATCTGCTGGTATTTCTGGTATGGATACTTTTGAATAATCTCTAGCAGCCTTCATTAGAGTAGTGCCTTCAGGCACATCAACTGCTATCTTTGAGCCATCACGTACAAAGTAAACAGTTATCACTAATCTAATTTAGGTAATTTAGTTTCTGTAATTAATCCTGGTGATGTTAAAATACTACTTGTATTTTTTTGATATGATTTTAAAATATCTTCTTTAGGATCTGTTATGAATACAACTTTGTCTTTTGATACCGTAACAGTATCACTTTTACCAAAAGCATTATATAATGACATCATTAATTGTATTGGTTGGCCTGGTGCCGATTGTTGAGGTATAATAACAAATGCTTTGTTTAAATTTACACCTTGGTCGTCTTCTTCTACTCTAGCGATTACATCTTCGCCAGTAGCTAGTCTTAATAGTTTCACGTCTGACATAATATTTCTCCTTATTGTTTATAATATAACATAAATTGACTAAATTGTCAATGTTATTTCTTTTCAAAACCCACTTTGTCTTGTTTACCTTCTTTTTCAATAGGTCTTAATCTCTTACTTAATACAAATGTTCTATTAGGGTTGACACTTACATTCATTTGTCGCATTAATTCTCTATTAACTAATATATCTGAGCCTGATCGTGGTCTTTGGTCTAAACCAAATTCAATATCTTTATATGTAAAACCATTAAATGTAATATCTAATAATATCGTTGGTCTAATTTCTGATGGCTCTTCACCGTCAGCATTTGCTCTATAAACTTTACTTGTACCGTGTCTTGGTTTAGTATGAGTTTTTCCGTCATATTTCCATTTAACTATTTTACCATCTTCTAAAATTTCATCAGCGTGTAAGGCACAAGCAAGTGAACCATTTCCTGTATCAAATTTTGCTCTAACTTTTCCTAGTTCATCTAGTTCAACAGTTTCTAACCAACCACATTCACTATTTGCTTGTCTATCCCAATGACTTCTTTTTGATACCCAATCTATAATATCATACATTAATTCTTCGCCACCGATAGCGCCTGATGGTTCTGGTTCTGAATAGTAATCTTTATATTGATAACCTTCATATTCGGCACCTGAACCTGGACTACCATTGATTTCTAATACATAAGGTTTACCCTTGTAAATGATATGATCTACGCCTACAAGGTACGCTTTGGACGCTCTAGCGGCTTTTAAAATGATTTCTTGTTCTTCTTCACTTAACTTATATGGTTTTGGTGTAGCGCCTCTATGAGTGTTGGATCTAAACTCACCTTTAGCGGCAACTCTATTTGTTGACGCAAATATCTTATTATCTACGACTAAAGTTCTTACATCACCATCTACTTCCATATATTCTTGTATTAATACTTCTGCATCGTGTTTCCATAATGCTTGTATTGTAGATACTAAACTATCCATACTTTCAATTTTAATTACACCAATACCTTGAGTACCAGTTAATGTTTTAAGTATGATAGGAAATTTATTACCAACTAATTTTACAGCGTCTTCTATGTTTTTTTCATTTGATACAAACGCTGTTCTTGGTGTAGGTATACCAAACTTTTCAAATAGTAATGCTGTTGTTAATTTATTATCACAAGTCAGCATAGCTGATCGTGTGTTTAACATAAATGCTGATGAGTTTTGAAAGGCTGATATTAATGATAATCCAGCTTCGTCTTCAATAGAACCTGCTCGTGTAATACAAACAGTATCTTTACCTATAAATGTATGTTCAGAATCTTTACCATCATAATTATAAATGGTTAAAGTATTCTTATCTTCGTCTTTACCAGTGATGATAGCGTGTTTTGTATTGATGACAACACACTCAAAACCTTTTTTCTTACAAGCCTTTTGAATTAAACCAACTGTAAGTTCTTTTTTAGGAGCTTCACCAGCTTTTTGTTTTTTAACATTTGGATTAGACTTCGTAATAATTGCAACCGTAATCGGTTTATTTTTACGTTCTATATTTTGCTCAGTAATAAAATCTTTAAACTTCGGTACTTGCATTGTCGCTATCTTTTACTTCTTCCTTATTCTCATCAATTTTTTTACCAATATTATATTTAGCTGATAGCGTCCATTCTTTTTTTTCTTTAAAAGGTAATACTTTGATTTGACTTAATGGTGCTTTGTTTTCAGCTTTTGCTGGTTTTACAATGTCAATTAAATTCCAATCCTGTAAAAGAATAGCAATAGTATTTCTTCTTTGTATATCGTTTTCAACCAATGTAGCCTTTTTACCGTCTAAAGCAAATAGTTCTTTAAAGTGTGTTATAAAGTATTTACCTTGTTTATGTAAAATGTGACACGATTGATAAAGTGTTTTGTCTTTTCGGGACGCTACACCAATTCTAGTTAATGTTTCTCTAACTTTAAGGAAGTCGTCTGGTTGTTTGATTGTGACCTCTAACATACTTTCAGGCGACCAGTTTACAATTTCTTCGCTCATTTTTTTCTCCCACCTTTGTTCAAGGTCTCTTTTATAAATTCAATTTGTTCGTCTTTTAGTATGCTAAGTGCTTGTTTTGCTTTCTCATTACTATATCCATAATATTCTTTGACATACTCTAAATTCTTCAATTTGGCTTGTGATAACCATTTGCCACCAAATCGCTTCTTTTTTCTAATACTATTTATCAAAAAATGAAACTGGACTTTCTTATCTAAAAAGTGATAACCATTCATTTCATTGGCAGCTGCTATACTGTCATAATGCATTGATAAACACTTGTTAATGATAAACGGTGGATACTTCTTTTCCCACGTTAAATCGTCTGTATCTAATAGATTTTCTTTAGTAAAGTTTATAGCGTTTAAGTAATCTTTCAATTCGTACATAATAATTCTGGAGCGGATAGGCGGTAACGCTCCGCCATCTCCACGTTGGCAACGTGGCGTAATACTTCTATACCATATCCGCTTATGGTTTTACTTTCTTTTATTGTGTCTACCCATATACCAATCACCAGGTTCATAATCCCATCTTTTACCGTGATGTCCTCGTATATCAGCATACCATATTCTTAATTTTACTATTAATTTTCTAAAAAATGTTCTTCTAGCCATTCTAATCTCTTATTTAAATTTACAACTCGCCATTATTTCTGTAAGGCAGGCAACCATATTTATCTCCTGGTCAGCAACAAAGGCAGATTTATATTGATACCCAGCCAAAATTAATATAGATTGAGGAATAGATTTAGAGTCTAGTGCTGTATAGAGAACATCATAGATAGTTTTAAATAGAAAAGAGGCCTCTTTGTCCAAGTTCTGAACAACCCATTTTCTCATATCATTAAATCTTTTTTCTTTTAATGATACTATGAGTTCTTTGGTATTAGCTTCTGATAGACTAAAAAGAATACCACTATCAATCTTACCTCTAACTGAATATCTTTGTAGTTCGTTGATAGTTCTTCTAAAGTCTGGATAATACTTTTGTATTAATTCTGACAATACTTTTTTGTCATATTCTATATTCTCATCATCAAGTATACCACCTAATCGTTTCATAAAGGCAGTAGCCGTCTTTACCTTTTGACCATTTTTTATGGCAAAATCAATGACAGTACAACGACTATGTAATGCTGGTATTATCTTATTGACATAATTACAAGTAAATATAAATCTACAATTATTGTAAAATGTTTCTATAAAGTTTCTTAAAGCAGGCTGAACACTATCAGCGTTCATATAATCTGCCTCATCAATTATGACAACTTTATGATTAGCGTCTTCGGTAAGAGATACAGTAGAAGCAAAGTTTTTAATCTTATTTCTTAATGTATCTATTTGACGGCCTTCGTCTGAACCATTAATAATGATATAATCACTACCTAGTTCTTCACATAAGGCTCTTGCTACTGTTGTTTTACCAGTACCGGCAGTACCAGACAACAATAGGTTAGGTATTTCTTTTTGTTTTAGAAATTGTGTAAATGTATTCTTTAAATCTTCGGTAAGAATACAATCGCTTATCTTTTTTGGACGGTATTTTTCAACCCACAAAAAATCTGACATAATATAAACCTCACTTTATTCATTATTAGGGTGTTTCCATTGTAAATTCTTTTACAATTTCACTATCAACATCATAACCACCTTTATTCATTGTCCAACAATCTTCTTCACGGTCATAATCGTGTTCATCAACAAATTCTTGTACTTTATCTGCCAAGTCTTTGTCTTCTTGTGAAGCTTTATGATAGTCGTTCCAATTAAAGTATAAACCTTTTTCAAAGGTAGGCAAATCGCCAAACTCCTCTATAATATCAGAAACAGCAATTTGTCTATTAAGATAATGTGTTGTTTGATGATATTCTCTGGTTTCTACTTTTAAGTAGTCGTCTGCTTTGTATTCGGTACCGTCTTCTAATTTATAGACTTCAGACATATTAAAACTCCGAATCTGGTTCTAATGCTATCCAATATTGTATAGGTTTATTTCTGTTTACAAAATGACTTATCTTTTGTTTAGATATTGCTACATCATAATCATCTGAAACCATTTTAAAGTTTTCAGTTTTAAAATAGGCCGTAAATGTTTTATCGGTCTCACCAACTTCAATAGAATAATCATTTGAAGATTTGTTTTTCTTATCTGTAGCAATTAATTTAATTGATTTACCATCACCTTTAACGGCAACATCTGGTAAATTTAATGTAGTAGCTGCTTTTAGTAATTTAGAAAAGGTTTCTTTTTTAAATGTAAAAGTAACTTCTTTATCTGGCATTGTAATATTCTTTGTAGGCGAAACAATAACTGATTTGTCAGCAAAGAAATATTTTATTGCCTGTTTAGAATTAGAATCAGCAATCTGAACATTTGATCCACCATTAAACTTTAGTTCTGGTTTTTCAAAAAGTTCTACTGATCTCAAAAATTCTGGTAGATCATAGATAGCAAATTCGCTTTCAAACTTTTCTGATATTTCAGCTTCTGCTAAAATATTTTTCATTGTAGAGATTGTCTGTACTTTGTTTCCAGGTTTAACCAATATATTTTGATTAATGTCTGAAAAGTTTTTTAATACAGAAACCGTATCACTTGATAGATTCATATATCACTCCTTCATAATTTAACATATTATAATATAACATAGTATAGTTTTTTTGTCAATGTTATTTTGATTTCAAATAACTTATCATATTCTCTGGTGTAGTTTCAACGTATGGGTCATTATCTGATCCGTCATTATTGATACCTGGTTCTTGCCACCACTTTTCAACAACTCCATCGTTAATAACTGCCATATATCTCCAACTTCTATTACCAAAGCCTTTATGATTTTTTCCAATTAACATTCCCATAAATCTAGTAAAATTACCAGATCCATCAGGAATTACTTTTACATTTTTGATTTTTAAAATTTCTGCCCAAGCGTTCATAACAAATGTATCATTTACTGAACAACAATAGATTTCATCTATTCCAAGACTTTTAATTTTTTCATAGTTTTCATCAAAGCCTGGTAATTGAGTAGATGTACAAGTTGGTGTAAAAGCACCAGGTAGAGAAAACAATACAACTCTTTTGCCTTTAAAAAAGTCGTCTGTAGATTTTTCTACCCACTTACCCTCATCAAAGTTACAGCCATCTTCTAATACAGAATCGCCTTCTCTTATTTTAAAATTAGTTTTTGGTATTACAAATTTATCAAACATTATTTACTCCTCGTTCAAATTTTGGAGCGGATGGACTGTACTGCCCAATCTTTTCCTGGTTGGAAACCAAGTGTATTACTTTTATACGACATCCGCATTATTTAATATATCACAAAGCTATTCTAAAGTCAATGCTGGTTTATAATTCATAATTAATACTTCTTTACCTTTACCAGCGCCTTTGTTTTTACTAGCGTTTTGTTTATTAAATTCTTTTTCTATCCAAGTGTATTGATCTTTTGGAAACCACTTTTGTAAATCTGGAAAGTCATAATAAGACAATACAAATTTACCTTTTATTTCTTTTAGTTTATTGGCCAGGTCTTCGTGCTGGCTTCTTTGAAAGTCTTTTACATAGTAATCTTCCATTTTATAGTATGGAGGATCAACATAAAATAATGTATCTTCTTTATCATACATATTAATAACTGTTTCATATGATTCGTTATGAATATGATTTATGCCTTTAATAAAATATAACCATTTTTTATCACTAATTTTATCTATAAAATGTTGATACTTTGATTTATATTTACCTTTTAAATTTACAAACTTTGTTTTTTCATTTAGAGTATCACCACTAAAACTTTGAGTTTGTAGGTAGATATATTTTGTGGCTCTTTCAATATCACCTAGTTCAAAGTCTGTATTAAATGGTATTAAATCTGATTTAAATTGATTAAAAATTTCTTCTTGTTGTGGTTCATATGACAATAAAGATTTTAAAAATTCTCTATCTTTATGTCTGGCACAATGAAATATATTTGCTATATCTCTATTAAAATCATTATATACATTTGTATGAGCCTGATCTATTTGGTGGTTGGCCACAAAATAAACCCAATAGGCACCACCAAATGGTTCAACATAAGTATTATGTTTTGGAAAGTTGGAGGCAATCCATTTTGCCTGAAACTTTTTACCACCAAGATAACTAAACACTAACTTTCACCTTTTTTGTACCTGTTTTCCAGTTATCTATATCTGTCTGAATAACCGTATTATCTATTGAAGTATCACCTGTATCTCTATAAGAATTTACGTGTCCTTTATGATATTCTTTTGTTTGTAATTTTGATAAATCAATATCTTTTCCTTCTGGTGTTTTAAAGTTATCTCTGGCAGCCACAGCTAGTTTATCACTATCATTGACAACTCTTTTTGAATCCATTTTAATAAAGTATTCATCAACATCAAGTTTTTCCATAATCATCTGATTTCTTTTAACATTGTTGGCTGCTTGTCTGCCACCTACCATTGTTTCAAACGATTTAGGGTCACCTTTACCACAAGGATATGGAGTTTTATCTCTTAATAAATCACCTACTACTTTTACATAGTGATTAATAAAAGCGTCTTCTTTACCTGGTTTAATTTCTTTTTTATCATTTTTTAAATCTATGAAAATTATCCATAAATCAAAGATAGAGTTTCTATTAGGTATAGCATTTAAATCACCTTTTGATACCCAACTCATAAACTGATTAAATCTTTTTTTAAATAGATTTATGTTTTGATCTACTTCGGAACCAATTCTATACATAGAATTTAATGAAGCTGGTGATATTGTTGTTTCAGCACCTTCAAAAAATACGTGGCACATACCAGCAATAAAATCATCTAAGCCTCTTCTATTTTGTTGTTCTGGTGTAAACCATTTAGTAAGTGAATTAAAGAATCTATCTTTATGTTGTTCAGCTAATTCTCTAATTACATTAGCAACATCACTAGTTCTAGCATTTCTTTTTTCAGGTTCATTCAAAGGTTTACCGTCATTAATTCTAGTAAACACTTCGGATAATTCTTCTCTCGTTGTATCTGTATATATTTCTAAATTTACTCTTGCTTCTAAAAATGCTGATACAATTGCTTTAGGTAAAGTTGTTTTTGTATAATCAACTTCATTTTTTTCTCTATCAAAAACAAGTTTATCATTTAAATCAGTTTTAATTTTAAAAATATTACCCTCAATTTCGTAAGTTCCTTCTTCAACACCAAAACTACCGTCAATAAAACCTACAATATTGATTGTTCTATTATTAGAATCTAAATTTAAATATGTAACACCAGCGTCTAGCCATTTTTGGAAATATTCTTCATCTATTTTTGATTCTCTTTCAATAGCAGATTTTAAACACTTTTCAACATCACAAAATATAAATTTACTAGGTGCCATATTTCTAATTGTAGAAGTCATATAACTAGAGCCTTGCTCTATTTTCCACCTTGTAAATTCATTTGCTTGAAAGGCCTTGTCGGCTGCTTGATTTGGTTCTACCCTTTTGATAAAATCCAACATTGGTACTTCTTCAGTATCAGATTTCACTTGTCTAAAAATAATACTCATAATATAATAACCTCCACAGTTTATTTTTTATAATATAATTATAACATAAAAAAGGCGGAAAGTCAAGCTCTCCGCCTTCTATTTTACTATTTACTTAATATTAATTGTTCTTGGTTTTTTAGACTCTGGAACAATTCTTTCTAAAGACACTTTTAAAAGACCATCTTTTAATTCAGCGCCTTTAACTTCAACATCATCAGCGATTGTAAAAGATTTAGAGAAATATCTTTTAGCGATACCTTTATGGATTACTCCATCCTCGTCTTTGTCTTTAGTTGCTTCTACAGCTGATTTAATATTTAAGACACCATCTTCCATATTGATTTCAATATCTTTTTTACTGAAACCAGCAAGTGCTAGTTCAATATTGTAAGTAAAGTTACCTGTCTTTACGATATTGTATGGTGGATAGTTATATCTAACCATTTCGTTGAAATTATGGTCGTCCATCATTCTTTCAAAATGGTCGAACACGTTATCAAACCCAACGGTTACTGGTCTTAATTGATTGAAAATAGATAATGCTTTATTAGTCATAATTAACCTCCTTGTTTAAGCAAAGTTATCTTTATATCGAATACCCATTTGGCGTATTCAATATTATTTATATAATCATTATTATATAAATGT